TTTGACGTTTTATTGAATGGTGAAGAAAGTGAAGATTTAGAGAAAATTATTAAACAGAAATGGTTTAGGGATTTTATAGATTATGCCTTAGATGCTATATTTTACGGTCATTCATTAATTCAATTTGATAGTGTTGTAAATGATGCTTTTAAAGCAGTTGAATTAGTACCTAGAGAATATGTAAAACCAGAATTTCATATAGTAACAAATACTTATGCAGATTTAAGCGGTACTGACTACCTAGAAGCACCATATAATAACTGGTGTATTGGTGTAGGTAAACCAAAAGATTTAGGACTGTATTTAAAAGCAGCTCCTTTAGTTATTTGGAAGAAAATGGCGTTAGGTTCTTGGAGTGAATTTGTGGAGATATTTGGCAGCCCTATTAGAATAGGTAAAACAAATGTACGAGATACTCAAACTCGTGATAACATGGAAAAATACCTTAAAAACATGGCTGTTGCTAGTTATGGTGTGTTTGATACAGATGATTTAATTGAATTAGTAGAATCTAATCGTTCAGATGCTTTTCAAGTGTTTGATATGATGATACAGCGTTGTAATTCTGAAATATCAAAACTTATTTTAGGGCAAACTGGAACGCTAGACGAGAAAGCCTATGTAGGTAGCGCAGAAGTACAAGAACGTGTTTTAAAGAACGTTGCCTATAATGATGAGTTCTTTATCGAAGGTGTTTTAAACTACCAATTAGTGCCTATGATGACACGTTTAGGTATATTTCCAGAAGGTGTTAAAATAACCGTTAAAGCAGAAGATGATTTAAGTTTAATTGAACAGTCTAAGATTGATATTGAGTTAATTAAAACTGGTAAATTTACTTTTACTCCAGAATATTTAGATGAGAAATACGGTAGTGAGGTTATTGTTGTTAATGATCCTACTGATGTAGTAAACATAAAAAATAGATTAGATAATCTTTACAAATAGTGTGTAATTTTTGCGACATACAAAATGCTGCACCAATTAACATATTTTCAGACGAAGAAATTGAACGTATTGTTATCGGTGTTTATAGTGGTTTAATTACTCCACAATCTTTAGACGTTGCAACATATTTAAGAGTAGCTGAAAAACTAACTAATGGTGTTTATAATGGATTCGGTAAAACATTAACCGATGTCGAATGGAATAGTCCCGATTTTAAAATGCTTAACGATTTAAGGAATAACGTTTATGTATTTTCGGGAGCTAAACAATACCATCAAGTACGAGAAATGACAGATGCTATTTATGACAAAGATAGAATTAAGCCATTTAGCGAGTATAAGAAAACTGGTGCAGATATATTCAAAAATTATAATGAAAACTATTTAAGAGCTGAATATAATGCAGCCATTAGTCAAAGTAGGAGTGCTAGTATGTGGATGGAGATTGAAAGTAACGCAGAATTATTACCAATGCTAACTTATAGCACCGTTGGAGATGGAAGGGTAAGGATTGAACACGCTATGTTAAATAATATTTCACGTCCAGTTAATGATAAGTTTTGGGATTACGCATACCCTCCAAATTCTTGGAACTGCCGTTGTACTGTTTTACAAAGCGATTCATCTATTAAAAGTAGTTTAAAAGGTATTGATATTTTAAAAGATATTCCACCTGAATTTAGAATGAACGCTGGCAAAGATAAAATAGTATTTAGTGATAAACATCCGTATTTTACAGTAGCACCAAAAGATAAAAGTTTATTAGATAATAATTTCTATTTACCAAAACCATGATAAACACACTAATAGGCAAAGGTAATGTAAACGAGCAATTAACTTACTCTATACACTTTTTTACACACGTTTTACTAAATCAGAATAAAGAAGGTTTATATTACTGTCAATTATACTTTTACGGATTAAATTAATGGCTACATTTGCAGAACATAAAAAGATATTAAAACAGATTGAAGCGTTTAAACCTCAACTTAATAAACTAGTTGAAGCTGCTGGTGTTTTAGCTGTTAATCACTTTACTAAATCATTTAGCGATGGCGGTTTTACAGATGAAAGTTTAGAACGTTGGAAACCTAGAAAGAAACGTGAAAGAGGTGGAAGTAGAGCTGTTTTAGTTAAATCAGGTAGATTAAGACGTTCATTAAGAAGTAGGAGATTAGGCAATTTAGCTATTAAGATTATGACAGATGTACCTTATGCTAGATTTCATAATAATGGTGAGGGTAGAATGCCTAAAAGACAGTTTATAGGTTATAGCGGACAGTTAAACCGTAAATTAATGGCTTTTATTGATAAAAATATTAAGAAACAATTTAATAAATAATTTGTATATTTGCATTAATGTCTAAACTAACTCTATATAACTCATTAAAAACCGATTTAGAAGCTATTAGTGGCATTAAAAAAGTATTCCTATGGAATAACCAATTAGAGCGAGAAAGTGAAGAAAATCCGTTTTTATACCCATCTATTGGTATTGAGTTTTTACCTTCTACTTATAGAGATAAAGGTAAGTTGGCAAGTTCGCAAGAATATGATTTAACGGTACGTTTACACATCTTATTTGAATCTTATTTAGATGAAGATACAAGTATTTTAACTTTAACCGATAGTGTTTGGCAAACAGTACATACTGCAAGATATGGTACATTCGGTAAATTACTTAGACGTAATGAAGAACAGAATTTCGACCATCCTAATGTGCAAGACTACATACAAGATTATGAAACTTTAGGAAATGATAATTTAACAACAGATACTACTACTGGAACTTTAACACCAGTAATTAATGCAACAATTAACACACCAGACGAATTATAATGGCAAGGTCAGTAGCAACAATATTAGCTTTAATGGATGCAGAACAAGCTGCACAAACTGGATTAAGTGGTTTAAACAGCCCTTCTAATTCAGCTATTTATAAATTATGGAAGTATATTGTAGCGGTACAAATGTACTTACAAGAAACACTTTGGGATATTTATAAAAAAGATATTGAAACACAAGTCAGTTTGGCAACTGCTGGTACTCCAACATGGTTAAAAGATAAAATTTTAAATTATTTTCAATATTCAAGTGTAACACCTCAAACATTAGAATTAATTAACGGTGTTCCTGCTTATGCTACAATAGATGCTAATTTAAGAATTATAACTAGGGTAGCAATTAGTAATTATGGTTTAAATACTTGTTTAGTTAAGGTTGCTAAATCCGATCCACCAGAAATATTATTAACTGCCGAATTAAATGCTTTAGATAGTTTTTTAAATAACGGTGGAGATGGTACAATAGCTGGTAGTGCAGTTGGTTTAGGTTTTGCTGGCATTAATTATAATGTTAGTTCTTATGATCCAGATAAACTATATTTAGTAGCTGAAGTGTTTTACAATGGTCAATATTCTAGCACTATACAAGATAGTGTTGAAACTGCAATAAATAACTATTTAGCATCTTTACCATTTGATTCTAAAGTTAAAATAGTAGCTTTAACAGATGCAATACAAGCTGTTGATGGTGTTAGTGATGTTGTTATAACAGATTTAGCTATGCGACCAGATACTACTGTATTTGCTAGTAAAACATATTTAGTTCAAACTAAAACTACTTTATTATCTAGTTATCCAACTTATGCTGGGTATATTGTAGAAGAAGATACTGTTGGTGAAACATTTGCGGATAAAATAACTTATACAGCACAATAATGGCATTATACGATTATGATAATGAAATAGTAGCGGAACAATTAACACCTCCAGCGTTAAGAGAATCTAAATTCTTATCGTGGCTTTATGTTATAACTAAACCTATTCAAAATTTATGGTCTTTAATATTTGAAGATTATAAAATTGGTAGTTCGTACCCAGAGTTTGATATTTTAGTTACTTATAACTTTGGAGATAGGGTATTTTATACAGATAAGGCAATTTATGAATGTACGGCTTTAAATCCAGATGGAACTGCTGGAGGTGTTTTAGGTATAGCTCCAGTATCAACTTATGCTTATGCTTACTGGACAAAGGTTAATAACGATTTTATAGGAGTTGATGAACGTATAAAATATAATTCTCAATTAATTGTATTAGAATATGCTTTAAATAAATGGTTTTTAAATCTAAGTGCAACCGACCAAATATATGTAAACACAAACGCCATTTCATCTAATATATTTTTGATGGGAGAAACTGGTACTTATTCTAGCACTATGGCTAATAGCAGTCCTTTTTCATTATATTTTATGCCAGAAGATGCAACTTTTCCGACACAATATAATTTTACTATAAACGTACCAGCAGCATTATTTACTACATTAGGCACTAATTCAACAAATAGAGAAAATACTGTACGAGCATTTGCAGATAAGTACGTGCTATCAGGAATAACTTATAACGTAACAACATACTAAAATGAAAAATATTAACACATCATTTGTATCAGATCCATCTATACAACAGCCATTAACTACTAAATCTTTAGACTTTTTACAAAGTGCAAGTAAACAAGTAATTGCAGTTATTTGTAGAAACATTATAAAAAATCATGGATTGACTTATTCAGCATCTGTACCTTATCAATTAAGTGGGCCTATGGTTAGTCCGCTTGTTCCGTTCACTGGTGATGGCACAATATTTTTTAATGATGAGATTTATATTTTACAAGAAAATACAGCGAGTGCAACATACGCTACTATTGACACTACACCAGACTCAACAGCAGATCCTTTATTATTTAGTGATTTAATTAATAGAGATGTTCATGATAATAGATATTTGACGTTTACAAATACTTTAGCTGGTTCTTTATTTGCTGTTGCTGATATTGTGGATGTTTCTGTTCCTGTTGCTTTATTCAAACCATTAATAGCTTATGCGACGAGTGTTGCAGGCGTAACGGCTAGTTCTACATTAACAGTTAAATTTAATAACGAGGAAGCAGATGCAAATAATATAAATAATACAAGTACTGGAGCAATCACTCCTGCTGTGTTAGGAAATTATTTAATGTCGGTTAACCTAAGCGGA